GAGGAGGATTGTTTTATTGGAAAGATCGAATCCCAAGGATATAAGTATGATAGTGGTAATGATTGGTATGAGAGAACATGGACAACAGAGAGTGAACCAAAAGAGAGTATCAGGGAAGTCTATCAACGATTAGAGAATGGGGAATGGAATCAATTGATGATCGGATATGGTGACAATGTATTCTATGAAGAGAGGGTTAAGCATCATGAGTGAAGAAGAAATTGTAGAGTTTACAAAGTGTTTTAAAAAGTTCATGGATCGTGCTGATGTTGAGATGATAAATTATTTCAGAAGAGAAGCACAACGCAGTTATAATTTATCGTATTATAAGGTCTGTGCTGAAAATTTAAATGTTTCACTTGATTACTACATGCAGGAGTTCTTATGACTAATCGATCACAATTACAAAAAGCCCATTGGCACAATCAGCAGATCATTGAACTGATTCAAGGTAATGAATGGGAAAAGACATTGATGGATTCTCTAACCTCAGTCCGTATCGAATTAGAGAGACAAATGGATAATCTCAAACCAGAGGAGCCATTGTATAGGATAGAGGAAGAGGGAACATCTGGATGGAACTTAGTTGATGATCAATTAGTTAATGGTGTTCAACAATATAGAAAACTGTCAAAATCGGTCTGTTCCGAGCGGCTGAACGCCCTAATCAATGAGGGTTATAATCCTGAGAGATTAAGGATCCGTAGAGATGACTGAACCATATGAACCAGAGGTGAATGACTATGTGGTATGGGAACGGGAAACATGGGCACGAATAGAACATGATGAAGGATGGGTTTACTTTAAAGGAGACCCAGTAGAAC